TGTTCGCCGTCTTGTACCAGATCTTGATGTATCGGGAAGGCTTGACCACACGATACAGGCGATGCCGCCGTTTCTCGATGCCAATGCCACGCATGGCAAAGGAAATGACTACGTTTCGTTTTTCAATGAAAGCATTGTTAAGGTAGCTGCCGTTCATGCCTGCATAGGTAGAGGTGCTGATTGTTCCAGCCGGAGGGTTGAGTCCGTCTATTTTTGAGGTCATGTATTGGTTGGCGGTGGTGGTTAAATTTATTTGTTCGCTGGATTGGTTTTCGAGGATAAGTGTGAAAAACATGGGCTGCACCCCCTTTACATTTTGGGTTTGATGATGTATAATGGAAACAACAGAGACGTAGGTTCGCTACGCAAAATCGGAATTTAGAGGAGTTGTGGCTTATGAATTTAAAAATGATACGTTTATCCAAACCAAATCCGGATAACCTGTTTTCTAACTATGAAAATCAATTAGAACCGCAGTATTTTTTCACATCCTCGGTTTCAAAGACCTTATTTGAAAATAGCCAAAGAACTTTATTGCAGATTTCTGAAGATGAAATACGGGATTATATCAACAATGATGATCTGTGTAATGATGAAGAGGGAATGTTCCCGAAACGATCGGTGCTTACAGGTGAGTGGTATATTAGGTCAGTATCATTTGAAGATGATATTCTTTCGATTGAAACAGCACTGCTTGGAACTGATCTTGGATATCCAGACGATTATTTGGGATTAGAATTGATATTTATTTATGATGATGAATCGAAAGAATTTGCTTTTGACGGGATAAACAGTTCTGCACTGTAAATTCTGATTTACCGAGAAAAAGGAGCGACTCAAATCGCTCCTTTTTAAATATTCAGTGCATTCCTCGTCAACCGATAAATCTCCAACCGTGACAATGCCTTCGGCGATTGATTCGTCTGATTCACCGTTTTCCGATTGTCTGTGTTGTAATAATTGTTCACTGTGCCACCGGAACTGCCGGACAGCATCGCTCCGGAGATTCCATGCAAGCTGTAATTCAAATCAGAATCCATAGTCAGCTGCATGGCTTTCGCCACACCGCCTACGGCTTTCTCCACATACTTTTTGCTCTTGTCGATGCCACTTGCCAGCCCTTTCATAAAGTCCGGCATCCAACTTTCGTAGTCTGTCAGCGGTCCTTTGTCCGGAACAGAGAAGTGCAGGAAATCCCGAATGGTATCAGCAACGTCCGTAACGCAGTCCGACAGCCAGCCAATGGCACTCTGAATGCCGTCAATGATTCCCTGAATGATATCCCGTCCCCAGTTCCAAGCATCGGAAGCCAGTCCCTTGATATATCCCACAGCGGCATCAAACCCATTCTGAATGGTGGATTTGATGCCGCTGATTTTGTCGGAAACCGCAGAACGAATGTTGTCCCAGATGCTGGACACCGTAGAAGAAATGCTCTGCATCACGTTGGAAATGGTGCTCTTGATGCTGTTCCAGATGTTAGATACCACCGATTGGATGGCGTTCAGAACATTGGAAACCGCTGAACTGATCTGATTCCAGATGGAGGATACCACAGAAAAAATGGCATTCATCACACTGGAAATCGTGCCGGAGATGCTGTTCCAGATGGAAGAAACCACATTCCAGATTGCTGACAAAACAGAAGAAATGAAACCTGATACCGCATTCCAGATGGTCGTTACCGTATCTTGAATGGTATCCAAAACCGTGGAGACCGTGGTAGAAATGGCGTTCCAGATGGTTTCAAAGGTCGTTCGGATGCCCTCTAAAATAGGTGTTAAAAACGACACAATTGCATTCCAAATGGCACTGATCTTCTCCGAGATCCAGTCCATGACTCTGCCCACAATGCTCTGAATGGCTTCAAAAATCGTCTGAAACAGATAGCCGAATGCCGTGATCAGCGGTTCTAAGGTGGTGTAAATGGCATTCCAAACGGTCGTAATGACGTTATAAATTGCCTGAAAAACCTTAGAAACCACGTTGTAAATGGCATTGAAAATCGTGCTAAAAAAGTTGTAGATCGCTGTAAAAATCGTGGTGAAGAAATCCCGAATCGCTGTAAATACGGTCGTTGCCACCGTCTGAATGGCAGTGACAATGGCGGTGAAGGTATTGGAAATAGACGTCCAAGTGTTGACGAAAAAGTCCCGGATTCCGGTAACGATTCTCGTGAAAAAGGAAGCAATGCTGTTCCATGTATCCACGAAAAATGTTTTGATGGAAGTCCAGACTTCGTTCCAGCTTGTTCCAAACCATCCCAATACCACATCCGCAATACCTTTCAGAGTATTCATGATATTACGGAACGTGTTGACAACGAAATTCCAGATAGACGTAAAAATACCCTTGATGCCATTCCAGCACTGCTCCCAGTCACCAGTGAACAGACCGATCAGAACATCCAGCAGCCCCAGAAGAACGCCAGTAAACTCTGAAAAGATGTTGGAGATATTCTGAAAAACGCCTTCAAAAATGGGAGCTAACAGATTGCACAGTCCATCCCATGCCGCTTTCAGCACATCGGTGAAACTCTCAAAGTCGAATCCCAGAGCATTTAGCCGGTCAGTGATGCCCTGTGTCAATCCAGTAAAGGTGCTTTTGATTTGCTCCCAGATGGCGATGATGTTGCTTTTGAATTCGTCATTGGTTTTCCAGAGATGCACAAAGGCAGCCACCAAAGCGGCAACAGCTGCGATAATGGCAAGCAGCGGACCTAATGACACACCCAACGCTCCGGTAATGGCTCCGATGCCACCTTGCACAGCCGAGAAAAGGGCAGGCAGTTTGAACACTGCGGAAAAGACCGTCCCCACACTGGAAATGGTCTTTCCAAGCACCACCAGCATCGGACCCAGAGCAGCAGCCACCAGTGCAATTTTTGCAATGGTTTCTTTGGTCTGCGGGTCTAATTGGTTCAGCTTGTCCACCAGTTCCTGAATACGGGAAACAATGGAGCGAATGGTAG